GATCCAAGCAGCGTGACAAGAGAACAGCTTAAAGCTAACGCCGATGTTGCTTATCATTATGCTGTTGATGTTGCTTATCCTGCTGCTGTTGATGTTGCTTATACTGCTGCTGGTGTTGCTGCTTATGCTGCTGCTTGGGCTGCTTATGATGTTGCTGAATCTGCTGCTAGATGCGTTAAGAGATATGAAGAACTAACAGAGGAGAGAAAAGATGTATGAGTTTATTATTTTTGTAGTGGGTGCAGGACTGGGTTACTTTGTCTGTGATGTTATTCGTTCACTGTATAACAAAGTATATGATAGTATTGAATCTTTAGATAAGGAGAAGTAACATGAAGGGTCAGACTCATGGCGGTAAAGGTAGTACACAGCGTAAAACTTCCTTGACATACGGTGATAACTATGATAGAATCTTCTGCTCTAAGTCAGCGACCAAGGTAGATGAGCCACCAGTAGATGAGGTGTCCCCTTTAGATTATGGTAGAAGTAACTGGCGACCTGCCAATGGAGGTATGGCTAAACCGTTTGAAGATGACGGTAACGAATATCTTTTAATGTACAACCTAGCTACTGGTAAAGAAGCATTGTTCAATATAACTGACGATAAGTTTGAGGAACTTAATAAATGAAACTTAAAAATGCTTGGAGGCTATGGGCTTTAAGCCTTGGCGAAAGAGCAGGGACTAATGATAAAGAAGCAGACACCGTTGCACTAATAAGAACTTTGATAGCTATAATAAACGTGACGACCTGCTTCTTTATCTCAGCTAACATACTACATCAATGGGGAGTTTGGTAATGATTGAAACAGGTTTAGAACATTCAATAGGTAACATTGTTAATTGGCATTTTGAACGTAACTTAATTGCAGGTTCAGATGATAAACAACAAGTGTTAAAATTAATACAGGAGGTAGGAGAACTATCAGATAGTATATGTAAAGGTGCGTGTCCCATTGACGACATCGGAGACATCATTGTAGTGTTGGTTAATATAGCAGAGCGTAATAACATATCAATTAAAGACTGCGTTGACCATGCTTTCAATGACATCAAAGATCGTAAAGGTGTAATGGTCGATGGCATATTTGTTAAAGAAGAAGATAACTTTGATCCCGATTCAATCGGAAACCGATAACTTAACTGGAGAAAACTTATGAAGTATTTAATTTTATTACCTGTATTGGCGTTAGCAGCTTGTGGTACTGACGAAGTAGAAGAAGCGGCTACTGTTGTAGAGCCTGCATACAAACCAATCGAAGAAGTAATACAAGTAACTACAAAGGCAGGTAACTTGGTAGTATTAAACACACCAGAACCTGTTGTAGTAGAAGTAGAAACACCTGCACCAGAACTTGTTGTGGTAGAATCTATCGCAGTGGAAGAGGTTGCACCAGAGCCAGTTGTCGTGGAGGAAACTGCGCCAGTAATCGAAGAAAGTGTGGAAGTTAGTCTTGACATCACACCCGAAGTATGATATACTCCACATCCAATTTAACATCAACTCAAACAAGAGGAAAGTAACATGGCAATTTTAGAAGGTACTGCATACTGGGCAAGTGTAACAACTCCGAATACTACATTCGAGCCTGTGTATTCTGTCAATCTAGTTGTAGATAATGCAACAGCAGAGAAGTTTCAAGCTGATGGTTTCACCATTAAGCAGATGGACGAAGGCCCTGCTATTGTTATTAAGCGTAAGGTCAATGGCCCTAACGGTATGGTTCGCCCTGCTCCAAAGCTCGTTGATAAAAACAAACAGCCGTTAGATTGTGCGATTGGTAATGGCTCAAGTGTTAAAGTCCAGTACAAAGAATGGGAGTCCAACTGGAAAGGTAAGTTGTTTAAGGGCTTGGACTTCCAAGCTATGCAGGTAATAAACTTAATCGAGGTCGGCACACCAGATGGTGCTGAGTTTGATTCATTCGATGACGCAGATATGGAAGGAGAATTTTAATGAATGTTTTAAATATGGATGATGTCACCTACGACATTGATAAGTTAGATCAAGAAGGTCAAGTAGCTTGTGTCCTATTAAGTAAGGTGCAAGCTAAGATTCAAGAAGCCACTATGGAACTTGATATTCTTACAGCTTCTTCTATCCAACTAACCAAGAAAGTTAAAGACGCATTAACGGATGATGCGATTGTTACAGATACGGAAGAAGATGAAACCTAAACCCACAAGGAAATTATCATGGGATTCGTTAAGCATAACCAACCCTGCCACGATTGTGGCGGGAGCGATCCAGTCTCTATAAACGATGATGGATCTGCATACTGTTTTAGTTGTAGTACATTTTTTAAGGACTATAGTACATCGGACGTACACCACTGTAAAGAGGATAACATTATCGACTTCACGCCGAACAACAATAGCCACGATGGTTTCGCACCATCCCGAAACTTTAATGCACTAACAGACAGAGGTATTAGCTTAGACACAGCCAAGAAGTATGGCGTAAAGAGTAAGATGCAAGGCGGTAAGATTGTTGACCACGCTTACCCATACTTCATTAAAGGTGAAGAGGTTACATCAAAGATCCGCAAAGCTAACAAAGAGTTTATGTGGACATCAACACCCAAGGAAGTTGGACTCTTCGGAGAGCAACTATTTAAAACAGGCGGCAAGTTTATTACACTCGTTGAGGGCGAGTGTGATGCAATGGCTGCTTATGAATTACTAGGTAGCAAATGGCCTGTCGTATCAATAAGATCTGGTGCGGCAGGCGGTGCTAGAGATGTTAAGAATAGCTTAGAGTTCTTAGAATCTTTTGACACTGTAGTCATATGCTTTGACAACGATAAGGCAGGTAAGGAAGGAGCAAGAGCAGTTGCCAAGCTCCTCACACCTAACAAAGCTAAGTTGATGACACTGCCTGAAGACTACAAAGACCCTAACGATATGCTCAAGGCTCGTAAGCATTCGACATTCGTCAACTGCTTTTGGGATGCTAAGGTCTATACACCTTCAGGTATTATGAATCTATCCAATCAGCTTGATGAGTACAAACGTCTACGCTCAGAGAAGCTACCATCTATTCCATATCCTTGGCGTGGTCTTAACGAGAAGCTAGAAGGTATGAGAGCAGGTGAGCTTATTACTTTGACAGGCGGCACTGGACTTGGTAAGTCTTCTGTGACACGAGAGCTAGAGCATTGGCTTATCAATCACACTGATGACAACGTAGGCATCGTAGCTCTTGAAGAGAACTGGATGCGTACTGCTGAGGGTATCATGGCTGTTGAAGCTAACGCCAAGCTACACTTAGATAGTGTTAAGAATGAGATAGGTGATGAGCAGTTAGAGCGTTACTACCGTAAAGTATTTATGGGAGAGAACGAGGGTCGTGTATGGATTCATGCCCACCTTGGTGTCAATCACTTAGATGACATCTTTAGTAAGCTACGCTACTTGATCGTTGGTTTAGATTGTAAGTGGGTAGTAGTAGATCATCTACATATGCTTGTGCTTCAAGCCTTAGAAGGTGACGAGCGTAAAGCTATTGACAGTATCATGCACCGACTACGATCTCTCGTAGAAGAGACAGGTGTATGTATGATTCTTGTGTCTCACCTCAGACGTATTGATGGTAACAGAGGACACGAGAACGGTATCGAAACTGGTTTGTCACACCTTAGAGGTTCACAATCTATTGCACAGCTAAGTGATTGTGTAATTGGACTGGAAAGAAACCAGCAATCAGACGATGAGATTGAAGCGTCAACTACTAGAGTTCGTGTACTCAAGTCTAGGTACACAGGTAATGTTGGTCTAGCTACTAGCTTGCAATACGACTCACAATCTGGTAGACTTAACGAGGTAGATGATTACGACCCCAGTGAATTCACAGTGGAGGACGAACTATGAACTTAGTATTCGATATAGAAGCAGATGGTCTTGACCCAACAGTATTACACTGCATCGTAGCAATAGATGTAGATACTAAAGAAGTTCACAAGTTTGATAACACTCAGATCGCTGAGGGTATCTCATTACTATACAACGCCGAGAAACTTATCGGTCATAACATCATAGGCTATGACATCCCTGCCATTAAGAAAGTAACTGGTATTGATCTAAGTCACATCAAGACCGTTGACACTTTAGTGCTATCACGTTTGTTCAAACCAACTCGTGAGGGTGGTCATGGCTTAGAGTCATGGGGCTATCGCTTAAAGTTTAACAAGGGTGACTACGGTCAGAGCGAAGGTGCTTGGGATGTATATACACCAGAGATGTTGGAGTATTGCGTCAATGATGTTGAGCTTAATGTTAAAGTCTATAACGCTCTCAAGTTTGAGTCAAAGGGATTCACTGCTCAGTCAGTCCGACTAGAGCATGGTGTCGCTAAGATTATAAACGAGCAACGTGAAAATGGTTTTGTTATAGACCAACGACTTGCAACAACTTTAATTGCACAGTTTGAAGAGAAGCTTGCTGACATTATCTATCAAGTACAAGAAGTATTTGAACCTAAAGTAACAGTTCAAATCTTGAAAGCTCAATTCACTAAGTCCGGTGCGCTGTCAAAACTGGCAAAGGATCAGGACGGTAAAGGCATTAGACTTACTGAAGAAGAGTTCAACGCACTAACACTAAAGCCTAACAGTCCTATCAAACGTGAGACTCGTGTAGAGTTTAACCTTGGCTCTCGTAAACAGATAGGTGAGTATCTAATACAGTTTGGTTGGAAGCCTAAGAAGCACACACCAACAGGTCAGCCAATTGTAGATGAGGGTACACTATCTAAGATCAAGAACATACCAGAAGCACAACTGATTGCTGAGTACCTTATGGTTCAGAAGCGGTTAGCTCAGGTAAATAGTTGGATGAAAGAAATGTCTGACGAAGGTAGAGTACATGGGTATGTCAATCCTAATGGTGCAGTAACAGGACGTATGACTCACTCACACCCTAACATGGCACAGATACCTAGCTCTAATAGTCCTTATGGTAAGGAGTGTCGTAGCTGTTGGACTGTACCACCTAAACATAAACTGGTAGGCATTGATGCTTCAGGCTTAGAACTACGAATGCTTGCACACTATATGAATGACGAGGGATATACAAATGAAATTCTCAACGGAGACATACACACCGCTAATCAAAAACTTGCTGGACTTGAATCAAGAAATCAGGCTAAAACTTTCATCTATGCACTCTTATACGGAGCTGGAGATGCGAAGCTTGGATCAGTGGCTAACAAAGGCAGAGAGCATGGCAAAAGACTTAGAAAATCATTCTTCGATAATCTACCATCATTTAAGTCTCTTACGGCGAGCGTACAACGACAAGCAAAAGGAGGATATGTCAAAGGGCTTGACGGACGTAAGCTAACTGTACGCTCTGAACACGCTGCACTGAATACATTATTACAGGGTGCAGGTGCTATAGTTATGAAGCAAGCACTGGTGTTCCTTGATGACAGTCTCAAGAGAGCCAAGCTTAGATATAAGTTTGTAGCAAATGTACATGATGAATGGCAGATTGAATGCCACGAAGATGATGCAGATGCTGTAGGTAAAGCAGGAGTACGAGCTATCATGGAAGCAGGAGAGTCATTAGCTCTTGCTTGTCCTCTTGATGGTGAGTATAATGTTGGTGACAACTGGTCGGAGACACACTAATGAAACAGGAAGAGTTTGATATAATGTTAAACGAACACTCCGACCTTGGCTGTGAGGACGGAAAGACTTGCAGTAAATGTAAAAAGTTTTTACCGCTTGATGCTTTTAACTTTGCGTCTGGTGGTAACTACTTACGAGCTGAGTGCCGTAGCTGTAACAATGAAATGCAGAAGGTGCGTAAAGCTTTACGAGCAGAGTTCGGTATGCCTCCAAAAGGTTATCACTGTCCTATCTGTAAGAAGAATGAAGAACAGGTAAAAGGTACAGGCAACACCAAGAATGGTTCGTGGGTATTAGATCATTGCCATGAGTCAGGGGAGTTCAGAGGATGGCTTTGTCACAAATGCAACAGAGCATTAGGCGGATTCGATGATGATACTTCTATACTATCTAACGCAATTGATTACTTAAACGGAGAAAAATAATGGCTGATCTACAAGATGTGATCCCTAATATCTACGAACACTTAGAAAAACTTTCAGACGGTACACCTCTCCCTATAACTCAGGGTGACATTGACTTAGTTGTAGGTAACATCCGCAAGGCTCTTATCTCTTGGGCTATACCAGAGAAACGCAATCGTGACTTCACTGTCCGTATGTCCAATGTTGGTAAGCCTGCACGACAGTTGTGGTTCGAGAAGAACGATGAAGAACTTTCTAAGTCTATTGATGGCCCAACGCAGATTAAGTTTTTGTACGGTCATCTATTAGAAGAGATTGTGCTTATGCTTGTTCGTATGGCAGGACATAAAGTAACAGACGAACAAAAAGAAGTTGATGTCAACGGTGTTCTAGGACACATGGACTGCAAGATTGACGGTGAAGTAGTAGATGTTAAGACTGCATCCCGCTTTGCGTTTAAGAAGTTCTCAGAAGGTCGTTTACCACAAGACGATCCATTCGGTTACTTGGGACAGCTATCAGGATATGAGTCGGCTGAAGGCACAAGTGATGGTGGTTTTCTTGTGATGAACAAAGAAAGTGGTGAGTTGTGTATGTATCAACCACGACAAGAAGATAAGCTTAACATTACAGATAAGATAGATAATCTTATTCCTGCATTAGAGCTTGACAC